CGGTGTGGTTGGTTTGACTTTGCTTTTTTGGGTCTATCTTCTGACGCTGGGGACCAGATCGGAGCTCGACTTCTTAAAACTAGTTAGCGGGGGTTTGGGGGCGGCCAGCCTCCCATAAAATAAATTAAATTATATACCGACTTTAAGTCGGCGACGCACCATTTAAAAAATGGGACTTGATGTGTAAGCTTCGATTTTTTCTTGTTAGTCGCTCTTGTCGGCGGTCGCTGGTATGAGTCTTCTCAGTGTGGTTGGTTTGACTTTGCTTTTTTGAGTCTATCTTCTGACGCTGGGGACCAGATCGGAGCTCGACTACTTAATTTGATAAGGGATCTGGTGTGTAAGCTTCGGCCTTTACTTTTCTCGCTTGCTCTTGTCGGCGGTAGTTGGAGTGATCACTCTTTTTGTGGTATCTCTGACTGGCGTTGTCTTGGAGACTTTGGGTTTTACAGTTCTTCGGTCGGAGCTCGACCACTTGTATTATTGTGGGACTTGGTGTGTACGTTTCGATGTTTCCCTTTTAGTCGCTCGTGTCGGCGGTGGTTACGCCAATGCAGCTAGTGCTGGTTTGTGGTGTTGGCATTGCAACGACGACTCTAGTATTGTGTGGGACGACATCGGAGCTCGACTACTTATTTAATAAAGGGATCTGATGTGTAGGCTGCTTCGTCTTTACGCTTTGCGCTCTTGTCGGCGGTGCTTGGAAGAATACCACTTCTGCTGGTTTGTGGTGTTGGCCTTGTGACGTTGACTCTAGTATTGCGTGGGACGACTTCGGAGCTCGACCACTTGTATTATTGTGGGACTTGATGTGTGTGTTTCGACTATTGTGTTTGTTAGTTCGCTCTTGTCGGCGGTAAATGGAACGACTCACTTTATTGTGGTTTGTGGTATTGGAATTTCAACAATGACTCTAGCCTTACTAACATCACGGTCGGAGCTCGACTACTTAATTTAATAAAGGGATCTGTTGTGTATGCTCCTTGCCCTTGACTACTTCTCTTGTCGGCGGTCGCTGGCTCAATGGTAGTTATTGTGGTTTGTGGTGTTGGACATTTAATAATGCTTCGGCTGATTATGGCGACACTATCGGAGCTCGACCACTTGTATAATTGGGACTTGGTGTGTGCGTTTCGGTTGTTTTACCCTTCGAGTCTTGTCGGCGGTGCTTGGCCTGATATTTCTCGTTGTGGTTTGTGGTGTTGGAATTGTAACAACGACTCAGCTAATTCGAACATCAACAACGGAGCTCGACCACTTATATTATGTGGGACTTGATGTGTGTAGTTCTGTTGTTCATACCTTCGGCTCTTGTCGGCGGTATGTTTTGGGACTTTTCTCGTTGTGGTTTGTGGTATTGGAACTGTAGCAATGACTCAGCCGTTATGAGTACCAACAACGGAGCTCGACTACTTACATTAAAGATCCTTACACATCATTTTCCTTAGCGCTTGCTAAAAATTAGTCGTTCTAGGCTGCTCTAGTAGGTTTATCTCTTGAAATATAGAATTTCTCGAAAAAGCGGTAGGCAAATATAAGAATTATAAGGACTAGATTTAATTATGAAAAGAAAAGGTAACATTTATGAAAAAATCACAGATTTAAACAATATTGAAACTGCAATTTACAGAGCTAGTAAAGGTAAAGGCAACCGTAAAAGTGTTGAAAAAATACTCGACTCTCCTACATATTATGCTATGCAAGTACAACAAGCTTTAATAAATAAAACTTATGTACCTAATAAATATGTAGAAATGAAAATAAGAGACGGTGCTAATAAGAAAGAAAGAATTATTTATAAACCTCGCTTTTACCCAGACCAGGTAATACACTGGGCTTTAATGCTTCAATTAGAGCCAATTATTATGAAAGGTATGTATGAGTTCTGTTGTGCCTCTATAAAAGGTAGAGGTATTATGCGTGGTATGAGACATATTAAAAAAATATTAGTACAAGATAGAAAACATACTAAATATTGCTTAAAACTTGATGTTAAGAAGTTTTACCCGAGTATTGACAAACAAATATTGAAAAATAAATTTCGTAGAGTTCTAAAAGATAAAGACACGCTAAATCTTATAGACTTAATTATTGATAGTAGCGAGTCTGGTATTCCTATTGGTAATTTTACTAGTCAATGGTTTGCGAATTTTTATTTACAAGATTTGGATCATTTTATAAAAGAACAATTAAAAGTAAAATACTATGTACGTTATATGGACGATATGGTATTATTTTCAAACAACAAAAAAGAATTAAGAAAAATCAAAATAGAAATAGACAATTTCTTGAGTAAAGAAAAGCTAACAATTAAAGAAAACTGGCAGCTTTTCAAGACTGAGTCTAGGCCTCTTGATTTCTTGGGTTATCGTTTTTACAGAGGTTATACCACTTTAAGAAGAAGTAACTTTTTAAGAATTAAGAGGCGTGCTAAAAAAATGGCTAAGAAAGATCATATAACCTATCACGACGCAGCAGCCATGCTTAGTTATAGCGGGTGGCTTAAACACTGCGACTCGTATAATTATCAACAAAAGTATATCAAACCGTACGTTAATTATAAATTGTGTAAGGAGGTTATAAGAAATGAAAGTAAAAAAAGTAGAAAGCACAATAAGACCTGGTAACTTTAGAATTGGAGACATTAAGGACAACCTAACAGAGGTTGTTTTTTTTGACGACATAGAAGAAGTTAAAAGAACTACTACAGACGGTACAGAAGAAACAATATATACTTATTATGAGTATGCTATAAAAATAATTAGTAGAGACGATTTAGAAGATTACATAAACGACAACTTAGATACTTGGAAGGAATTAGCTAAACAAAATTTTATTGCTTCTAAGGCTGCTGAAATTAGAGCTATCAGAGATAAACTGTTATCAGAAAGTGATAAACACGTACTCATTGATAGATTAGGTATAACTATACCAGATAACATTACGGCCACATCTTTATTAAGTGTTATCAAAGAATTATTTTCTTCTTTAGGAGATGTCTTAAACGGTCAATGGGCCGTTTATCGTCAAGAATTAAGAGACATCACAAAACAAAAGAACTTTCCTTTTGAAGTAGAATTTCCTACTATTCCAGTGGAAGACGACGGATCTAAATAATGGAAAGCTCAACTATGATTTCTATAGGTTTAGTATTTACTATAATTGGTGGCTTAATTGGTTATGCCACTTTTTATATGAATAGTAAGAAAAACACTAAACAAGAGACTAAAGAGGAAGTGGCTACATCTACTAGACTAGATACAAAACTAGATATGATTAGTAAGAACATTGACGAGATAAGACTCGATAATAAAGAGTTTACAAAGTCAATGCAACAGATCGGAGAAAGACTTTCGGCTGTTGAGTCTTCTACTAAATCAGCACATCATAGAATAGATAACTTAGAAGAAATTATAAGAAAGTGAGGTGTGAAAAATGGAACTTGAAACAATAGTTGTATTGGTTACTATGGTAGTAACCTTTTTATGTGGCTTAATTGCTAAAAAAGTAAGTTGGTTTAATAATCATTTAATACCTATACAAAATATCTTAATCGGCGTTATTGTAGCAATTATAGAGTTCATAATAACTAAAGATTTTAGCGTTGCTATCGCATTGAGCGGTTTAATAGCTGGTGGCGCTTACGACATAGGAAATAACTTAAAAAAAATAACTAATAATTAAGGAGGTCTGATTATGGACAAAGTTTTTGGTATTGATATTAGTACATATCAAGGAGGAATAAATCTAGCTACTGCTAAAGCAGAAGGAGTTAAATTTGCTTTATTAAGAGCTGGTTTTACTGGTTATGGTAACGGAGTTAGTAAGTCTGTTGATAACCAATTTGAAAATCATTATAGAAATGCTAAAGCAAATGGCTTAGGTGTAGGTGCTTATTGGTTTTCAAGAGCAACTACATACGAAAACGGAAAAGCAGAAGCTGAATATATGTATAATAACTGCTTAAAGGGAAAACAATTTGAGTACCCTATAGCTATTGATGTAGAAGATAGTTATTATCAAGCTAAAGCTGGAAAACAAGCCGTAACAAATGCTATTAAAGGTTTTTGTGAATACTTAGAAGCTAAAGGTTATTATGTTTGTATTTATGCTAATAGTAATTGGTTTAAAAATTATATGGACCTATCACAATTAATTAAATATGATAAATGGGTAGCTAACTGGGGAACATCTAGGCCTAGTAGCCCAGCTGGTGGTTTATGGCAATTTGGAGGAGAAACTAACCGTATTAGAACTAATAAAGTAGCTGGTATGACTGTAGATCAAAACTACGCTTTTTATGATTACCCAGCCATTATGAAACAAAAAGGTTTAAATGGCTTTAGTGCTAACGCAGATGTTAAGCCTCAAGATCCAGTAATACCAACACCACAACCAACACCAGCTCCTAGTAATGATACAATTTATGTAGTTAAAGCTGGAGATACATTAAGTGGTATTGCTTCTAAATATGGCACTACATATCAAACTTTAGCTGCTTACAATAATATAAGTAACCCTAATCTTATATACGTAGGTCAACAAATTAAAATACCTGGTAATGGAACAACAACTACTAATACAACTACAAATAATAGTAAAACATATACTGTTAAGAGTGGAGATACATTAAGTGGTATCGCTTCTAAATATGGTACTACTTGGCAAAAAATCTACAATGATAATAAATCTGTTATTGGTAGTAACCCTAATTTAATTAAACCAGGACAAGTATTAACAATAAAATAA